ACTAAAAAAGACAAAAAGATACAGACTGATCTTGAAGCAGAACTGCGCAGACTAGCCAAAGCTAGCAAAGACTCATCTAAAGCTAGAGAAAACGAGACAGCAGCAGTCAAAGACAACACCGAAGAGCAGACAAAAAATACCGCTGCTCAAAAGAAAGCAGCAGCCGCACAGAAAAAATATATTGAAGAATTAGAAGATTCAATTGTTATTTTAGAAAAACTAGCAAATGGATTGGAGCAAGCTGTTACTGGCCTATCAAGTATTATGACCAGTTTTTCTACAATGGGCAATAGTGTAACTGCTGCTGCGGCAACGTTTAATCATATTCCGATAGCAGGTAGACTGCTATCTAGTGTGTTTGGAGCTGTTGCCCAAGCAGCTGATCGAAGTATGACAGCGTTTCAAAAATCGGCCAGTGTTGGCGCAAACTTTGGCGGCAGTATTACTGACATGATTGATTCTGCCACAGGTGCTGGTTTAACTTTTGATGCGTTTAGTGGTATTATTGCAAAGAATGGCGAAAGTGTTGCGTTATTAGGACAAGGATCAGCTGACGGTGCAAAACGATTAGGCGAGTTGGGTAAACAAATTCGTAAAAGTGGGGTGGCTGATGAGTTGTATCGTATGGGATACTCTACCGAAGATATTAACAACGGATTAGCTTCATTTGGTGGTCGACTTGCCAAAGGTGGTGCATTACAAAAAATGACCACTGAACAGATTGCATCTGTTACTGGTAACTATCTCAAAGAATTAAATGCAGTAGCAACGCTTACTGGACAAAGTAAAGAAGCATTGCAAGAACAAGAAAATGCTCGCATGGCCGATGCGCAATATTTAAATTTAAAAAATAAGTTAGATGCTGATGGTCAAAAGAATTTAGAAATATTGATGGCTAGTATTCCAGCAGGAATGCAAGCAGGAGCCAAAGAAGTTTTAGCCACAGGCACAGCTACTACAGAAGCAGGACAACAATTTTTAGTCTTTATGAAAAATTCTGGTAGAAGTTTACAATCGTTAGGTAAAACTGCCGAAAGAACCGGAACTATTACTACAGATGCGGTAATACAAAATGCAAATCTTATACAATCCGAAGGAAAAGCATTATCAAAATCTAGTCTAGGAGGAGTTGCTGCAAAATTTATTCCAGAACTAAACGGAATAATGGTAGCATCAAATACACTTGCATCACGTCAAACAGATTTGGGCACAGAGATAAAAGGACAGATTGCCGCAGCAGCAGAGCGAAAGAAACAAGAACAAGAATTGCTAGATAAAGGATTAGATCCCGCATCGATGGAGAAGTTTAAGCAACAGATTGCTGCAACCAGCAACGAATTTACAAAAATGCTAGCAGGAATTTTACCAGCAATGATGGGAGCATTTACGCTACTTGCAGATTTTACTAAAACGTTCTTGGTACCTATATTTGTGTATCTAGCGACAAATATTAAAGCAGTTGTTGCTACTATGATTGCTCTTAAAGTTGCCCAGTTGGCATATAAAGCATCGCTTGCAATTGAAAGAGCCAAAGTAAATCAACGAGGCTCGTCGGCGCTAAATCCAATGCATGTAACTACCAACGGTAAAGGCGGCCTAGGTGACGGACCTGATGGTAAAGATAAAGATGGTAAAGATAAAAAAGGATCTAAAGGATCTAAAGGTCTAAAGACACTTGGCCGACTCGGCGGCGGTGTTGCTGCGGTAACTGCAATTGCAGGAATGGGAATGGAATTAAGCGAGATTAGCGACGAGTTAAAAGATGGAAAGATATCTGAAGACCAAGCTAAACAAAAAAAATCAGAAGCAGTCGGAGGCGGCGTAGGTAGCGCAGCAGGCGGAGCAGGTGGTACACTGGCAGGCGCAACTATTGGTACATTAATATTCCCAGGCGTCGGTACTGTGATCGGTGGTATCATTGGTGGTGTATTAGGTAGTAAGGGTGGGGACTTCCTTGGTAGAAAAGTTGCTGGCAAATACGCTGAGCCAAAATCAGATGTAAAGGGATTAGGCAAAGTTGCAGCGCAATTTGAATCTGGTGGAAATTCGGGTTCAGTATCAACTGGGCACGGCGATCACGGTGGCAAGAGCTACGGATCGTTCCAGTTATCAAGCAAAACAGGTGACGTTGACAAGTTCTTACAAAAATCTGGGTATGCAAGTCAATTTCAAGGTATGCAGGTTGGGTCAGCAGCATTTGACGCTCAGTGGAAAAAACTTGGGAAAGAAGATACTAAATTTGGCGAAGCTCAATCAGCACACGCTAAAACAACTCACTATGATCCGCAAATGGCAAAATTACAAAACAGCGGAATTGATTTGTCTAAAAAAGGGTTTGGCGTACAAGAAGCAATTATGTCAACTGCCAATCAATATGGTGCAAACACTGAAACTATAATCAAAGCTCTTAAAGGTAAAGACACCAATAAGATGAATGATAAAGAAATCATTGACGCTATTCAAGACTATAAAGCAGAAAATGTTAAAACAAACTTTAGAAGCAGTTCGGAAGCAGTTAAGGCCGGTGTTACAAAACGAATTAATCAAGAAAGACAAGCATTATACAAAGCAAATGAGGGCGGTGGTGTAGTAGTCAATGATCCGGTAACAGCTAAAAAAGAAGACAAGCCAAATACAGCAGTTGCAACAGCTAAAACAGAAAATACACCAAAATCTTCAGATACTCAAACAGCATTAGCTAAACCAAAAGAAGCCAAAGAACTTGTAAAAGCCACAGCGGTAAACACTCCAACTGCTTCTGCGGTCCAAACAGCATTAGCTAAACCAAAAGAAGCAGAAGCTGCTTCATCAACTGGCCTTGCAGCTAATCCAATGGAATCATTGAAACAAGGGCTAGCAGGTACTCAACAAACAGCACTGGGAGGACCTACTGGTCCTGCCGGCTCTCAAGAATCACCGGCTGTACTACTTTCTAGCTTAAATAGTAAGATGGAACAATTAATTAAAATTCAAATTGGTGCAAAAGACACTGGAGAAAAACAATTAAGAAAGACTGGCAACACAGACATGTTCACTAACATAGCTACTGCTTAATTGGATAAAAAAATATGAGTTGGAAAAAATACTTTACCCCTGTAAGCGTTAACAATCAAGCTGGAGGATTTAGCCCAATTAGTGGCGGAAGTCGTCCCGGACCAGCACATACAAACTACAGTTCTTATCTTCCTGATGTTTATGCAGGATCACCAAATCGTGTTGAACGATATATTCAATATGATACAATGGACATGGATTCAGAAGTTAACGCTGCTTTAGATATTCTTGCAGAGTTCTGCACTCAAAAAGACAAAGAAAATAATACACCTTTCCAGTTGTTCTTTAAAGGAAAACCCACAGCTACTGAAGTTAAAATTCTAAAAGAAAGTCTTCAGAAGTGGGTTAAACAACAACAATTTGATATTAGAACATTCCGTGTTGTGCGCAATACTTTCAAGTACGGCGACTGTTTTTTCATCCGCGATCCTGAAACTAAAAAATTATTATACATTGATCCAGTAAAAGTTACCAAAGTAATTGTTAATGAATCCACAGGCAAAACTCCTGAACAATATGTATTAAAAGACATTAATTTTAATTTTGTATCATTAGTAGCTACACAACCACATAATACAACAAATACAAGTCCGAGCGGAACTAGCTCTTATACCAGTGGAGGTGGGTTTGGCAAAGGCATGGTAGGCGATGCTGCTCGCCCTCCAGGAACACGTTTTCAAAATCAAACAAATGAAATTACTGTAGATGCAAAACACATCGTACATATTAGTTTGAGTGAAGGGTTAGATCAAAACTTTCCGTTTGGTAATAGTCTACTGGAATCAGTATTCAAAGTCTACAAGCAGAAAGAATTGCTTGAAGATGCAATTATTATCTATCGTATACAACGAGCTCCTGAGCGTAGAATTTTCTATGTTGACGTGGGTAACATGCCGGCACACATGGCCATGGCATTTGTAGAACGTGTTAAAAACGAAATCCAACAAAGACGTATTCCTAGCTCAACAGGTGGTGGCAATAATATGATCGATGCCAGTTACAATCCGTTAAGTGTCAACGAAGATTACTTCTTTCCGCAGACAGCAGAAGGTCGTGGATCCAAAGTTGAAACACTTCCAGGTGGTACCAACCTAGGTGAAATTACAGATCTGCGATACTTTACCAACAAGCTATTCCGTGCTTTGCGCATTCCAAGCAGCTACTTGCCAACATCTGTTGATGATGCTAGTAACACAGTAACTGACGGAAAAGTAGGCACAGCATACATTCAAGAGCTACGTTTCAATGAATATTGCAAACGCCTACAGAACTTAATTACTCCAACTCTAGACTTAGAATTTAAAATTTGGATGGAATCAAACGGTGTAAACATTGATTCAAGTTTATTTGAATTACGTTTTAATCAGCCGCAGAACTTTGCTGCATATCGTCAATCAGAGCTTGATACTGCTCGTGCAGCAACATACAGTACAGTTGCAGAAATCCCACATCTTTCTAAACGTTTTGCACTAAAACGCTTCTTAGGTTTATCAGAAGAAGAGATTAAAGAAAACGAATTGATGTGGAGAGAAGAGAACGGTAATAAACTAAAAATTGTAGGAGATGCCGCTAGCGAAATGAGAGGTATTGGCATCACTCCGTCAACTATCAGTGCAGAAGCAGGTGCAGCAGACGCAGAAGCACCCGACAATTTAGCTGCAGAAGTTCCTGCAGAAGGTGCAGAAACCTCACAGCCTGTGGCACCACCTCCAGCCGGTCAGTAATAAATACATTATGCTCCTACGTGAATTCTTTTATTTTAACGACAATACCAATGACTTTTCAGTCGATCAACGATATGAAAACTCTAAAGACAGTTCTGTGGTCAAAAAATCAGACACACGTAAACTACGTTTAACTCTTAAACAAATAAACCAGCTGCGAATACAAAGCGAAGCTCATGATTTTGAAGAAGAATCAGAAAGAGCTTTTATACAACAAATGTACGGTACCCCAGTTGAAGCAGACCAACCCGCAGAATGAACCCGCTTTCGTATTAGGTAATGGCAGAAGTAGACTACACGTAGATGCTCCTTCGCTATTATTGCACGGCACTGTATATGCTTGTAATGCTGTTTACAGAGAATTTGATCCTGACTTTTTAATAGCTGTTGATGTTAAGATGGTTAACGAAATCATTTCAGCAGGATATCATAAAACCCACAGTGTTTGGTCCAATCCTAATAAAGGAATTAACGCTAAGAGCGGAATTAATTACTTTCATCCACATAAAGGATGGAGTAGTGGTCCAACAGCATTGCACTTTGCCTGCGAGCGTGGACATAAAGAAGTGTACATATTTGGGTTTGACTACCAAGGAATTGGCGGAAAATTCAATAATGTATATGCTAATACTTTTAATTACAAACGCAGCGAAGACGTTGCAACTTATCACGGAAATTGGTTGAGCCAAACAGAAAAAACAGTTAGAGATCACAGATATACTCAGTTTTATCGAGTTATAGAATCCGGCGGGTTTATTCCTGACAAACTGGCAAACTCAAACATAACACATATATCCTTTGACGAATTTGCACAAAAGTTTCCGGGTACTATATATGCAGATGAAACCATTCAAAAAAGTATCATTTAACACCAAATTGTAATCATTGAGTTAAATAAAATGTATGACAGCCTACCCATCTTTAAGGAGAATATAACATGGCAGATAAAAACTTACTAGCACAGATGCTAGAGAACTTGGTCAACAACGATCAAGCTAAAGCAGAAGAATTATTCCACGAGTATGTAGTTGCAAAATCTCGTGAAATCTACGAAGATCTTATTGAATCTGAAATCGAAGATGAAGATGATAAGGAAGTAGATGAAGCAGCTGATGACGAAGAAGCTGAAGAAGACAAAGTAGACGAAGCATCCGATGACGAAGAAGCCGACGAAGATAAAATGGACGAAAATTTCGAAGATATCGCATATGAAGGTGATGACGAAATGGGCGGTGACCCAACTGACGACCTAGAAGCTGAATTGGGCGACGAAGAAGAAATGGACGACGAAGAAAAGTCCGAAGACGAGCTATTCATGGATTTAGAATCCATTGTTGACGAATTACAAGCTAAGTTCGACGAATTAAAGGGCGGTGACGACATGGGCGGTAACGACATGGGCGACAATGCAATGAAAGACGATTTTGATCTAGCAACTGTACGTGAATATGTTGAGAAAGTTCCAGCAGGCCATGGCGCAGAAAAGAAAGGTCAAGGCGAAAAAGCTGACAATACAAAGTCTATCGTAGCTGGCAAGAATGATATGGGCGGTACAACTGCTAATATCCTAAGCGGCAAAAACGGTAGTGACGCAGGCGAAGCTGGTTCCGCAGGCGGTCAACTAAAAGGTAATGGTTTGTTGAAAGGTAATCCACAGTTACAAGACGGTGGTAATGTAAATACTCCTGGCGCAAAGAATGGTAATGCATTCTCTAAGAAAGAACCAGGACACGGCGCAGAAAAGAAAGGCGCTGGCGAAACTGCTGACAACAAGCAAAGTCTTTTCCGTGGTCGTAGATAATTAGGACGAAACGGTGAAAAAATTTACTCTAGCAGAACATTTAAGTTACGATCAGGCTAAGATTGTCTTGGAGAGCGAAGAAGGTGCAGACGGCAAGAAGTCGCTGCATTTAAACGGTATTTGCATTCAAGGAGACATCCGAAATGCAAACCAACGTGTTTATTCTTCTCAAGAAATTGGCAGGGCTGTCAAAACGCTCAACGAGCAGATCGCTGGTGGTTACTCTGTGCTAGGTGAAGTTGATCATCCGGAAGATTTACGCATCAACTTGGATCGAGTCAGTCACATGATTACAAAAATGTGGATGGATGGTCCAAACGGCTACGGAAAACTAAAACTACTTCCGACTCCAATGGGACAGTTAATTCAGTCTATGTTGGAAGCGGGAGTCAAGTTGGGTGTATCGAGTAGAGGTTCAGGCGAAGTAGACGGGGAAGGTAATGTTCAAGGTTTTGAAATTATTACCGTTGACGTAGTAGCACAACCAAGCGCCCCGGGAGCTTACCCAACTCCAGTTTATGAACACTTGATGAATAATACAGGTGGATATCAGGCATTTAAAATAGCAAAAGAAGTCCAAGGCGACCCAAAGGCACAGCAATACATAGCAGAGAGCTTGATGAAAATCATCAAGGGTCTCAGATAACCAAGTAGGAGAATCACATGCTAGATATCGTAAAACAATTGTTTGAGAACAATGTGATTTCCGAAGAAATCAAATCGGAAATTGAATCAGCTTGGGAAGGCAGAATTCAAGAAACCCGTGAACAAGTCACCGCAACATTACGTGAAGAATTTGCTCAGAAGTATGAGCACGATAAGTCCGCAATGGTAGAAGCTGTAGAAGGCATGCTAACAGACCGCTTACAAGCAGAGTTAGCTGAATTCGCAGAAGATCGCCAGGGCCTGATCGAAGCAAAAACAAAATACGCAAAGAAAATGAAGAAAGATACCGAAGCAATGGAATCTTTCATTATGAATAACTTGGGTAAAGAGCTTGCTGAATTGCATGAAGATCGTAAAGCAGTTGCAGGTAACGTGGCAAAATTAGAATCTTTTATTGTGGACACTCTAGCGAAAGAAATCGCAGAATTCCACGCTGATAAGAAAGACCTAGCAGAAACTAAAGTACGTTTAGTACGTGAAAGCAGAGCTAAGTTTGAACAAGTTAGAAAAGATTTCGTCAGTCGTTCAGCTAAAATCATCGAAGAAACAGTCTCAAAAGGCTTGCGTTCTGAAATGACTCAGTTGAAAGAAGATATTAATGCTGCTCGTAAAAACGACTTTGGTCGCAGAATTTTTGAATCTTTCGCAAGTGAATTTGCAGCAAGTCATCTAAATGAAAAATCTGAAACAGCAAAACTATTAAAAGTAGTTGCGCAAAAAGAAATAGAATTAGAAGAAGCGGCAAAAATTGTTGCAGACACAGAAAAATTAGTAGAAAGCAAAAATGCTGAACTACGCATTGCTAAAGACATAAGCACACGCAAGGAAGTTATGAACGAATTGCTAGGTCCATTGTCTGGTGACAAGCGTTCAGTAATGGGCGAACTACTAGAATCAGTACAAACAGATAAGCTACATGCAGCTTTTGACAAGTACATCACATCAGTAATGAATGGTGGTGCTCCAGTCAAGAAAGCATTAACAGAGGCTAAAGAAATAACAGGCGACAAAAAACAGGCACAATCTATCAGTGGTGAGGAAAGAACCGCTGAGATTTTTGACATCCGCAGGCTTGCGGGACTAAAAGTTTAAGGAGAACTATAATGTCACAATTACTCGAGTCACGCTGGTCGGAAACCAAAGAAGCTCTTTTAGAAGGTCTTCAAGGTCACAAGCGCACAGTAATGGCAACAACTCTCGAAAATACCCGCAAGTATTTGTCTGAGTCTGCTACTGCTGGTGCTACATCCGCTGGCAACGTTGCAACCCTAAATCGTGTGATCCTTCCAGTGATCAGACGTGTAATGCCTACCGTTATTGCTAACGAGTTAGTAGGTGTACAACCAATGACTGGCCCAGTTGGTCAAATCCACACTCTACGTGTTCGCTACAGCGACGCAAGTGAATTTGCTGCTGGTACAGAAGCATTGAGCCCATTCCAAATCGCTCAAGGTTATTCTGCTAACTCATCTAGCGCAACTGCTAGAGCAGCTTCTACAGCCGCTCTTGAAGGTGTAGCTGGTAACAAGTTAAGCATTCAAATCTTGAAGCAAACAGTTGAAGCCAAGACACGTAAATTGTCAGCTCGCTGGACATTTGAAGCTGCACAAGATGCACAAGCCCAACAAGGTATTGACATCGAAGCAGAAATCATGGCTGCTCTTGCACAAGAGATCACAGCTGAGATCGACCAAGAAGTTATTGGTAGCTTGAATAGCTTGGCTGGAACTGTATTGACTTATGATCAAAACACAGTTTCTGGTACAGCTACTTTCGTTGGTGATGAGCATGCTGCTTTGGCTGTTCAAATCAACCGTGCTGCTAACTTGATTGCTCAACGTACACGTCGTGGTGCTGGTAACTATGCAGTTCTAAGCCCAACAACATTGACAATTCTTCAGTCTGCTACTACTAGCGCATTTGCTCGTACAACAGAAGGTACATTCGAAGCACCTACAAACACCAAGTTTGTTGGTACATTGAACGGTGCTATGAAGGTGTATGTAAACAGCTACGCATCTAGCGATGACGTATTGATCGGATACAAAGGTGCTTCAGAATCTGATGCTCCTGCATTCTACTGCCCATACATCCCATTGATGTCAAGTGGTGTTGTATTAGATCCATCAACTTTCGAACCAGTCGTATCATTCATGACACGTTATGGTTATGTTGAGTTGACAAATACAGCGTCGTCTCTAGGTAACGCTGCTGACTATCTAGCTAAAGTTGCTGTAACAACAGCCAACTTGAAGTTTGCTTAATCAGTAGAGTTCATAGTAACTAATTCAAAAAGGCTCTTCGGAGCCTTTTTGTTTGACTTAAATACCAAGTGAAGATAGAATCAGACAAAGACTTTAGTAATCTACAAACGCAATTTGCAGACTGGCGTAAACGTTTTCCTATGTTTACACATGATGTAAAGCAAATAGAACACATGGTAAACGATCGTATACAGGCACACAGCAAACATCTTGTAAACTACAGACAAACCCACAGTAAAAGTCATTTAGAAAAAGCACAATTAGAAATAGATGCTATTAACCAAATATTAAACACAGTTGAAAAAATTGAGTTGATGGCAATGATAGCACGTTGATAAATACAATGTCTATTAAAGAACTTGCATAGGGCAAGACTTATGGGGTAACCATCCTCGTAGACCTAAAACGTCATATTAAGGAGAAACAAAATGGGACGTCCATTAAGAAAAGATGTAAGAGGTACTGATGTAATTAACACGCCAGCATCTACAGCAACTGGCATTACAGTATCATTTTACGACGGTTCAACAAATCAAACCGACGGCATTATTATTAAACAACGCGGTGCAAATTCATTTGTAGTTGCTCGTATTGGTACACCAGGTACTACTTTTGTTTGTAAGTTGGTAGATACAACACCAAACGCAGCAGGCGAAATGCTAATGCGAGGTTCGACTACTGGCCAATTAGACGCAGCGTTAGTTCCTATTGCAAAACTTTCACGTAGACTAGCTTACGGTTTTCCGTCAAGCCCAGTACTAAGTGGCGGATTTAACCGCGGCGAAGACTCAAATGCTTCTACAAATCATGATGCTACTCGTTACACTTGGTATTTAGAAAGCGATTCGTCAGCTGATTATATTGTTCTAACAGCAATTTAATTTAAGGAACTAGTATGGGACAGGTTGTACAAGTTAACGGCGATTATACGATTAAGGCCAAGCAAGGGTCTAACATTATTTTTGATGTTGGAACTGGGCCTGAAGCCGGTAACGTTAAGATAACTGGCAACCTGACCGTTGTTGGCGAAACATTAATTGTTCAAACAACAGATTTAGCTGTAGAAGATAACATCATTACTCTTAACAGAGGTGAAGCAGGATCCGGAGTTACTAAAATACTTTCAGGTATTGAAATTGATCGAGGACTATTAGCCAACACTTCTTTTATATACGATGAATCCACACAAAGTTGGCAAATTGCTGAAGGCTCAACCGAACTAGGTTTTAATAATTTTTCTAATAGTTCATTACGATTAAAAACATTGTTAACCTCTATGGACGAAGACGAAGGCGATTTAACTTTATTTGCCGAGGCAGGTAATACTGGAGTTTTAAAAGTTGGCGGCGCAGCGTTATATAACGAGCGAGTTACCAATGATAACGATATTCCAAATAAGAGATATGTTGACCTTGCTATTCAAACTAATCCAACATTTCAAATTCGTTCACCTGGTGCGCTAGTTGGAGTACCAGAAAGCCAAGTAAAAGGAGATACTCGTGTTGTAGCATTTGACTTCAGTGCAACATATGACGAGGCATTATTCCCAATCGGGCCGTTTACTGATTCTGGCGACTTACCAAGTGAAAGTTTTGTTGCACTACTAGTTGATAATCAATTGGTTGGATCGGTGTTTGTTAACAGATTTAACGTTGCCGGTCTAACATTTTGGCAAGAGGATCCAAGCTATCCAGGCCAAGCACCTGCTTCTATAATTCAAACAACCGGAACTGACGGAAATTTAAAATTAGAAACCAACGGTCCGGGAAAAGTTGAGATAACTAATGCTATACAGTTTAATGATAACCAAGGATATAATGAAGATGGTGGCCCAACAGCATTTCCATTACAAAGTGTAATATACGGCGGAAAAATTGGAGCTGGAAATACCGGAATATATGTTTCGGCACAGAATTTTAATAGTACAAACATACAAAGAAGTGAATTGATCAGCAAAAAGAAAGCTTTACTTTTTAGTATGTTATTTTAAGAGACAACTATGATATATAGCACACGAATAACAAACGCAACAACTGATACAATAGTGTATACTAGTTCTACTACTGGTGCTGCTGTTGGTGGTCTTATAGAATCAGCAGACACTGCGATTACTAATATTATACTTTGTAACACAGGAACTCCGGATTCTACAGACGAAAATGTAAATACAGTTTCTGTTACTATATATTTGCTAAATGCCGATGTCAGTCTTACTCCGTCGGTGTCTAACACAATTGTCAGCAATTTGATTGTTCCTGCTGGCGAAACAATATTTTTTAGCGACGAACGAATTGTATTACGAGGTACTTCGGTAAATGCAAGAGGCAGCGACAAAGTTGTTGTAAGAGCTAGTGCTGCTAATTTAATTACTGTAACGGTGAGTGCATTAATTGTATGAGGTTCCTTAAATCAAAAGCTCTTTCTAAATATAGTCCAACAGATCAAACTCTGTTTAGTAATTCTGCAGGTCGTGCAGTAATGAGTGGCAAAGGTGCGCTGCGACTACCGAAAGGAACAACAGCCCAACGTCCGGACCTTACAGGCGTAAGGGTTCTTGGTGGAGCATACGGTTATATTCGTTATAACACAGATTTAAATGCCATTGAAGCCTACGTGGGAGACGGTGTTTATAGTTCTTGGGAAATTGTTAGAGAAGCAGCAACTGAAACAGTTACTAGACAAAAAATTGAAACAGCAGACGGGTTAG